CGCTTGTTATGAACAGCTGTCTACATAACGAGATTGTCGGATTTCACTATCGGTGGATGAGGGAGACTCCGGAACCAAAACCTAAGGAAATAGATTGGAATAGGCTCGCTCGTATTGTCGAGAATTTGGCGCAGGACATTGCTCAGCACTTCGACAGTACTCCTTTTGATCTGAAGCGTTTCTTGAAGAAGAAGCGCGGCCGCATTGGCAATCGTTACAAGCGTGCGGTCACCCATCTCAACAAATATGGTTTCGAGTATGTTAGAGACTCGAAAATTACTCTGCATACGAAGGAGGAGGAATATCTCATTGACCCAGACGACTTCAAGAACCCACGTTGCATCATGGGACGTGACCCAAAGTTTAACTTGTTTTACTCGGCTTTTGTCGAGAAATATGAGGAAGCATTGGGCTGCGTCACAGGTGTGACTTGTTGTCAGGATTTTGAACAAGTTGGTAGCAGCTTTCGAGACATGGGCGTTAACACTTGCCTTGTGAAAGGTGATGATAACGTCATTAGGTTCGAATGGGGCTATTTAGAGATCGATGGAACTTCGTATGAATCAAGTCAGAGACTACTCCCGTTGCAACTTGAGTATTCGGTTATGCGACGGGTGTTTGAATTGACCAACTTTGGTGACATGGATGACTTCACGAATGTCTTCGCCTGCAAAATTGAGAAACGTGGTAAATCATTAAACGGTCTGGAGTTTGAGTTCTCGTTTACTCGTGGTTCTGGTGATGTTGACACAACTAGTGGTAACACTACTGTGAATAAGATCACCACCGAGTATTTCATTGAGCACAACAAGGACCGTCGACCTGATGATTTGGTAGACACGTATGCCTGGTTTGGAATACAGGCCAAAATAGAACCTAGATTAGATTACCATGATGTTGGTTATTGCTCGGGTAAGTTCATTAAGATTAATGCTTTGGACTTCATGTATGTTCAGGATCTGAATAAGGTCTTGAAGCGTGTACAAGATTGTATCAATGCTGATTTCTTTGAGCACCTGGACACTTACTATCATTCATTGGGTTACATGTACTCCGTTCTTTATTCTGGTATTCCTGTGTATTCAGATCTGGGCAAGTATCTCATGTCTTGCAAGCCTGGCAAGTCTTACATCGATACCCGTGCGTTAGAATCTCACTATGGTGCGAACAATGCGTTTCAATGGCATCTAAAAAGGAAAGACCCTTTGTTTG